CCAAGTGAATGATTATCTAATGATGCAAATAGTTTTTTTATAAATTGTTTCATAATTTCAAAGGGAAGCCACGCCCTTAATTTTCCATTTTATGGTTAGCTTATTATTAATGTCATATTTCTATTACCGCTAATTTTATAACTGATATGCACCCAACTATAATTATATTCATTAATTAATTGGTCAAAATATAAATTCTTTTTACACCAATCAAATAGCTTTTTATTCTCTTCTTTACTTCCTGCGCTTATATCAATAGCTTGTCCCATAGTATGTTGGCTATTTGTAGCTCCACCAACCGCCTTATTAAGCTCATAATTCCTAAAGAAACTATTTATCTTTATAGGTTTACCATACCATTTACGCAAAGGCTCAAAGCAAAAGTCAGCAACATTTGCCATGTTATTTAACTGTTCATTATTAGGCTTATTATCTATTCCTAATCTTAAAGCAGTTGGACTTATTGTAGCTTCTTCTAAAGATATATGTTCGCTTATATTCACTTTCTGCTTTCTTTAATCCATTTATAAATAATGAATCCAAGTGTTGCTGCTGCAATAAGTACTTTTAAGATTAATTCAGTTTCAGTTAACATAGTAGTATAACCAGTAGCACCAACTAATATAACTTGAATAAAATCTCGATGAGCGTATAAATAAGGCATAATTAGTTCTTAGTTCTTTTAGATAACTCTTCGTTTATAAATTTAATGTTGTTTTGATTTTCCTCAATAATAGCTATTGAATCATAAACTAAAGCCTTTAATTCAGTTATTGAATAGTCTTGAATTGTTTTTTGCGTTGGATCGGTTGCTGCAACTTGCTCAACTATTTCTATGTTATCTGTTTTCATAAAGCAAAAGTACTAATTATTTATTGAATCTAAATAATTATTTATTGCAGTATTCCTTGCAGCATTAACCTCAAAGCCTGTTTCGGAATTATCAGAAGTAATTGTTAATGATTGATTAAATGGATTAGCCATACTTTTAGTATCTTGTATTGTTAATGTTATTGCAACAAAATACTTACTTGTTGGTATAATTTCTTGACTTCCATCTTCGTTAATTACTGTGTCAAATACATCTGTATCTGCGCCAATTGATTTGTTTATTATTATATATCTCATAATTATTTATAATTAAATTCCTTCGTAAATTATTTAAGCATTAACAGATTTTATAACAGTAAATCTAAAAACTGGCGCCTCACTTAAAGCACCCGGCGTTAAGTTTCTTAAATAAATTGTTGCACTACCAGCCGCAGGTAAACAAGCTACATTATACGCTCCTAAAGTTCCACCAGAAACATGAGTAAAAATTACATGGTCTGTTGCTGCTAATGCCGTATTAGTCCAAGTTGCTCCAGCAGTTGAAGTGTCTGCTACTAAAGCATCGGCTGCAAATTGAATAGTCCCCGTTACTTTGCTTAAAGTAAACGCTGTAACTTTTGATGTTGCTTGCGTTACCGTTCCACCAGCTCCCGTCGCATAACCTATTCCATTAGTTCCACCACTTGAAGTTATAACACCTGTTAAAACTACACTAGTTCCTGTTGCCGCTCCAATATTTGGAGTAGTTAAAGTTTTACCAGCCATTGTTTGAGTACTAGTTAAATCAGCGTAATCACTAACTACACCAGCATCATTTTTAGATGCTAGTCTTTTTGTTGTTGAGTCGGTGTAAGTTGATGTTACACCTGTTGTTGGTGTTGCTATTGATGCTGCTGTTATTGATGTTGTATCTAATTGTGCCATGTTTTTTTTATTTATAATTTATAATATTCTTAAAGTTGCTCCGCTGTTTAAAGTTAATTTTATACCTGAGTTTATTCTAAATCTTCTAACTACTATTGAACTATCTCCTGTTGTTATTGAAATGTTTGCTGCCGCTGTTCTACTTTCAACTACCAAACCATCCACATCAATACTGCCCCCAAACCCAGCAGCAAAATTATTAGTGATAGTTGCGTTTGTTCCTTGTATCGGTGTTTCAACAAAAAGATTATATACATTAGTAGCAGTACTAGCACCAGTAAAAGCAAGTGTATTAGAACTAAAGTAATTGAAGTATTGAGTAGTTAAAGTCCCTAGTAAAAATGTTTTAGTAGACCCTGTAATTTTAAAATAAGGCGCATTTGTACTTGCTACTTGATTTAAGTCTGCGCCACAAGTAAAAGTGAATGGAGTATTTGAACCTCCATTTTTTAATGTAGGTGCAAAAATTACAGTATTAATATCAAACGTATGTAAAATTCCACCATTTACCAATATCTGAACTCCAGACTGTCCATTCAAATATGTATTTCCTGTTGTTTGATGTGCTGATAAAGAAAAGTTAGTTGTATCAGGAGTTGCTTGGTTAATATAAATTGCACCTCTTGCAGTTGAACCAACTTGTGAACCTATCATTATTGTAGCTGTATCACTAAGTATATTTATTCTTCCATTAAACCCAGCAGCATAATTATTAGTTATAGTAGCATTAGTTCCAGCCGTTGCAGCTTCAACATATAGACCATAAACATTAGTAGCAGTACTTGCTCCAACAAAAGAAACCGTATTACTTGTGAAGTAATTAAAGTATTGTAGCGGTACAGTGCCTGTTGCCCATTGCTTAGTACTTCCAGTTATTTTAAAATTTGGAATGTTTGTTGATAATGTTTGGTTAGTGTGAGCCGCAGTAGTAAAGTTATATGTTATTAATGCACCTGTTGCTGTTGGTGTATTAGAAAAGTTTATTACGCCACTTACGCCATTAATCAAAGGAGTAGTTATATCAGTTGTAAAAATTGGCGAAGTTCCAAATACTAAAGCACCGCTTCCTGTTTCATCACTTATAACACCTGCTAATTGTAAAGAAGTTGTTGCTGCAAATACTGATAAGTTTTGAGCATTAACAGCCGCTAAAGTTGTACCGCCTAATCCTGCTAAAGTGTAATTTGGAACATTTAAAACGTTTGCAATTAATGTAGATGCGCCACTTGTTCCTGTTGTTGTTAATGAAGTTGCTGCAGTTCCTAATGTAGTTAAATAAGTTGAACTATCAACACTACCATCTGCTTTTAAAAATTCAGCAGATGTACCTGCTGTTTTAATAAATCCAGTTGTAGTTATTGTTGTTGTTGCAGTAGACCCGGCAGTTAATACTTGTTGAATATTTGGTGTTGATGCTGACGACCCTCCTAAGAATGATAAAGCTGTTAAAGTAGTTGTACCATCCCCTATTTTATAAGTTCCCGTTTGTTGTAAATAAACTATTTGACCTGCTAATAAAACTTTTGTTGGATTAGCCGCAAACCATGCAGCATCTTTATATCCTAATTCTATATTTATTGAAGTTGCCATTATGTTAAAGGGTCTATAATTGTTGAAGTATTAGCAGTAATTGTATCTATAATTGTTTGTAAAACCGTTACAGTATAAGTACTGTTTGGATTTAAAGTAGTAAGCACATTACCATCTTGGTCAACTATTGTAACTAATCCTGCATTTGCACCGCTTGATGGTAAACTGCATGAACTTCTATCATAATGTTGAACAATACCCATTTGAAAAGACCAACCACTTACATCATCATCATAAGCACTTTGAACAGGCTCTAAAGTAAACCCTTCATTTAAAGTACAATTATAATTAATTTGTAAATCATTAAAAAGTTGAGCAAATATATCTAAGGCAACTTGTTGCATATCGCTCATTACTTCATCCATGTTTCTATTGTCTTGATGGACTAAGTCTAAGAATGAAAATAGAAAGTTAGATGTAATTATGTTACCATCAATTACAGTAGGATTAACAGTAACGCCCATTAATGGATAAGTTATCTGTTCAGCAGCACCAAACTCAGGCACTCTATCAAACAAAAAAGTACCGCTACTTAGTTGTAGATGGTTTGCCTGTTTGTCGTTGAATAGTTGTTTTAACTGGTTTTGGCTTAACATTTGCTTTCTCGAATTGTTCTAATTTCTTTATATTTATTTTGTGTATTCCTGCCATTAGTATTTACCTATTGATATATTATAAAATTCTAAATCGTCATAAGGAGAATTGTCAATCATAATACCACTTGTAAAGTTATTTCTTATCGGTTTAACTTCATCAATAAAAGCGTTGAGGTTATATAACGGATAAGAACTTTGATATCTTCTTAAATAGTCGCTAGTTCTTTGAGCATAAACTTCTGCTTTATTTCTACTTCTATCCATTAAGAATTGAATCTCACTTAAATCTGCAGCCGCAGAATTTTCACTGTTTTTAATCATTACGCCTTTATTCATTAGCCTATATTTCATATCAGGCAAAGCCTCACATTTAGCATAATGCAACATGCAAGGAACGACTAAATTTAATAAAGTTTGATTTAAAACAGTTACCGTATTAGTTGTAACTTGACCTAATACTTCATTATAAAGTAAAGAGCCTAATAAGGGAATGATATAAAAGTCCTGCACTTCTTGAAGTATAGGAGTAAGAATAGTCATATCAACATTTTTATTGATATTGGTATATTCTTTTAAATAGTTTTCGGATATAATTAAACTAGCCATTATTTCTTAGTTCTTGATTTAGTTATTGCTTTCCAGATATGCCTACAAAAAGCTGTTGTTTTATGTGTATCGGGATTAGTATAAAAGCCGCCACGATAAGACCAAGCATCCTCGCCGAATTGATTTGTTATATCATCTATTGAATCTCTGGTCCAACGTTTACCAACTGCCGATAAAGTTAATAGTTTAGTACAAAATTTACGACTTTGTTTAGCTGCAGGAACTTCATCACGAGTTACATATTTGTAAACAGTATAAAGTTCTGTTTCAATAATTGGTGTTGATTTCTCTAATCCTTTAGGCGTTAAATTAATTATGCCACCGATTGAAGTTAATAAACCTGTAATTACTAAAGAATCAATAATTTGTTTTACTGTTAAAGCATCTAAGCCAGTCATATTAGCTATCTTCTCAGGCGTTGTTTCGGGTGCGCCTTTTAAAATATCTAATACTTTATTTTCGTTTTCAGTAACAAATTTATGTTTTGCAAACTCAAAGTTAAAAGCCTCAGCGTTACTGCTAAATGTTACAAACTCTTCGCTTACTATTTCATCTTCATTGTCATCAATTGCGCTGCCCTCAAATAAACTAAGTACATAATCAGTCATATCAACTTGCTTATCAAACTTACTAAATTGAGTTTCGGAAGTAGCAAATAATATATTAATGTCTTGTTCACTTAAGCCATAGCTATTCTTTAACATCATTGATGCCACTTCTTTAGTAGTCTTTTGATTAGCAACCTCACGAATTAACCTTTTAATGTTAATCCATTGTTTACCTGTTAAATTCTTTAGATGTTCATTAACTTGTTGCTCAGGAACTAAGTTAGCACCCTCAACTTCTACATGCGTATCTTCTGTTTGAATACCTAATTGTTTAGCGTAATGCTTTTTTAAAGTAGGTAAATCAAATAAACTTTGAAGTAAAGATATATCAACAGGCAAGTCTATATTAGCAGGTGCTTTTGGCTTAACTTCTAAACACGATAAATCAATACCGTTAACGGATGCTATTTGTTTAATTATATCTAAATGTATTTCTTGTCTATGTTCAATATAACTTTTATTCCAACGTTCAAACTTCTGTAAATAAATAGTATTATCGCCTATTGAAATACTGCTATCATAAACACCTGCAATAACAGGGTCAGTTCTATGTGCTGTGAATATATTTTGCTCAGACCGTTTAGCAACTTGCTCAAACATTTTATCTAAATCACTTTGTGTAAAAGTTGTTAACTCAGCTTTTTGACCGCCTTTATCAACAAAATTAAACATCATTTTACCTGTATTACTTGAGCCTTTAAATTTACGGTCAAAAAATTTAGCGTATTTCTTTTGCTCTTCTTGAGTAGGTTCGCCATTAAATAAACTCAACATCGCAGCACTAAACATTCCATTCTTTAAATGTGAATAGTTAAAGTTAGTTATCTCAATATTTGTTTCAATGTCTTGTAAACCTTGTTGATAGTTTGGCGAAGGGTAAATGTTACCGTATTCTAAGCCAGTCATTACTTCTGTCTTATAATAAAAAATTTGAGTTCCTGTTCTTATGTTAGGATTAAATATAGGATATTCACAAAATGAACTGTGCTTGTTAGGATTATTATTTAAGCTGCCATCTTCATTAGTCCATTGGTCGCAATAGTAAACAATTTTACCATCGGGAGAACGCCTAAATTTAGAGAACTCTTGGTTATAAACCTCAACTATCTTACCATTAAGACCGTATATAATTTGTAAAGCCACACCATCAAATATTTCAAATGGTTTTGTATTCTTTCTAAATATACTATTCCAATCTTCAAAGCGATTAGCATTCGATAAAAAATACTCATATTCAGCCTGTTCTACTAATGTTAATTTAGTTTTGTCATAACATAATCCTTTACCGTAAACATGATCTGCTTTAGTTTTTATGATAGCACCGTTAACGGCATCACGATTATATAATTCTAAAAGGTAATTAGGATAGTCATTTGAATCCCCCCAATTTAACCAACCTTTATTACTACTCTTTTTAACGGTAGGATTAAACTGGCTATCAAATTCTATTTGTAGTAGGTTACCTACTTGCGTTATTTTATTGTCCATTGGTTACTATTGAAGTTCTTATGTCTTTATAATAAGTATTAGTTGGTGCTACAAATGCCCATGTCATTTTACCGTTCTCAACTTCGCCTGTTAAAGTCCTTAAATCAGTTGTGTTGATATTTGTATAATCAAATAGAGTAGCATTAGCAGATTGATAAACATAATAAGAATAGCTGCCATAGTCATCTAAAAGCACTTTACCAAGTAAAGGTGTAGAAACACCAACGGTTAAAACAAACTGTTGTCTATTGCCATCTAATTCACTATACGTTTGAGTACAAGCTACTTTTTTACCTGTGTTATCATTAACAAAAACAAACACATATTGAGGATTAGCAATAGTTGCTTTCTCGAATAAAGATAAAGTAATTGTATTTGTGCCTGTGCTAAAGTAAATCATCTATTAAGATATACCCAAACTTTACAAATGTTACTAAATAAAAAAGCCTAGACTTACAGGTCTAGGACTTACATTTATATTATGAAAGTTATATTAAGGCGCAGCAACAATTAATAAAGCAGCTAAAGCAGTTGAAACTTCTAAACAGAATGTTCTCTCTTCGCCATCTAATACAATTGTATAGCCTGAATCATCATTACCCATTTTACCACTTGCAGCAGAAACGGTTGCAATTCTCATTCCAAACTCTTGACCTAATAATCTAAATTTACCATTTTTATCTTTAACCATCCAAATAGTATCTTGCTTGGCTAACAATAAGATTTGTTGAGCAACTGCAGCTTGTTTCTTTGGTAAGTATAAATTTAAAGTAATTTTATTTGATAATGTTCCGTTTGTATTATTAGTAAGTAATTCTGTTTCATCAGCCTTACCATACTCAAATTCAAATGACCACATTTTTTTACCTGTTGCTAAGAATGATGTCACGTTGGTAATTATACCACTAGCAGATGTAATAGTGCCTTGAGTGTAATTAGAATACTCAACGGCATATACATTCACTAATCCCGGACTTGCATCTCTACAATCTCTTGTTATTCCCGATGTTATCGGGCAACTTGATAATGCCATGTTTTTATATTTTTATTTATTAGTAAAAAAAGGGAGTAGCATTATGCCACTCCCTAAATTAATTAGGTATTTATTTGAGAAACAATTTGATCTCCAAAAGCGATTTGAACTCCTAATTTAAACTTAGAGTTTAAACGGATTTTATCAGCTTCTTTAGCATAAAACACATCAAATGCTTCGCCTTCGTTTTCTAAATCAGTTCCTAAGAACATGTTATCAGTTGAAATAGCATAAATCTTTTTAGTTCCAGATAATCCAATTGTAGGTACAATTTCAATATCTGTGTTCTCTAAATACAATTTAGTTTCGCTACCTGTTAAATGGTAAAGATTATCAATACCTAATTTAATACGGTAATCTCTTGCCTCAGCAGTTCCCATAAATACTTTAGTATTTGGGTTGTTAAGGATGTCATTAGTCATTGCAGCATAAACAGCTTGTAAAGCAGTACGTGAGTTAGCAACAGACCATACAGAAGGAGTAGCAACAACTGGAGATGCAGCAGCGATAATTACACATAAACCATCAAATTGCTTTTTGTAAGTATCAACACTTAATAAATCACCTTGCCAAATAGCTACTTCTTTACGCTTGTTGTAGTTCATTAAAACATCAGCAACGATGTCATTACGGTAAGTAAGCATGTCATAATTAGACCCTGCCTTCATTGCACGTTGGTAGAAGTCTGGCTCTAAAGCTTGTTCACACCAATCCATTTGCAATTTAATTTTTCCTACTGTTAAAGTACGTTGAGTACCAACAGTTGAACCTGATGCATTAAATCCGCAATCAGTGTTAGCTTGCCATACAGCTTCACTAGCAAAGATGTTAATTGTTTCTGCTGATTTAATACCTGTTTGAATTTTCATCAAACTTGCAGTTGTACCTTCTGCGATTATTTTACGAATGATGTTTTTTGCATCTTGTTCTGTGTACGCTGGGATTGACCCTATTGAATACGCCATGTTTTTATTTTTTTATTTGTTTTTAAGTTTATTATTTTGCAAAGAAAGCGGCAGCCGCTGCTCTTTTATTATTTTTAAATATAGTATTGCCACTTTCTACTTTAGGCTCTGCCATTGGTAAAGAAAGTAAGTCATTGAATGCTTTTGAGAAAGACTCTAAAGAAGTTTTAACCTCTAAGTTTTCCTTTTCTAC